CGGCGGGGGCGGGGGCGACTACTCGGACACCTGGCCCCTGGAGGTGGGAGACCCCGGCCTCGTGGTGTTCTGCGACCGCTCGATCGACGAGTGGCTGAGCACGGGGGCGGCGAAGACTGAGCCCCAGGATCGGCGCAGGCACGACGTGAACGACGCGATGTTCCTCCCTGGGCACCGGCCGTTTGCGGATCCGGTTGGAGCGCTCGGGCGCGACGCCGCCGCCCGGGTCATTCGGGCGCCGATGCTTCTGCTTGGGACCTCCGGCGCCTCCGACTTCCTCGCCCTGGCGTCGCTGGTCCAGGCCGAGCTTCAGGCGCTCTGGACGGCGCTACAGGCCCACGTCCACCCTGGCGTCACCGTCGGCGCCGGCTCCACGGCGGTTACGGTCTACCCGGGTGCTCCCGGCTCCGTCGCCTGCACCCGAGTCAAGGCCCTTTGATGAACCCCCTCGCCCTCGGCGTGCTCCTTGAGGCTGGCGATCTGCCCGCCTTCACTCGGATGTCCTCTGGCGCCTCCAACATCGCCCAGCGCGTCAGAGCCACCACCCTGACCCACCTGGGAGAGTGGCCGCTCGACACCAGCAAGGGCATCGACTGGCGCGGCTACATGCAGACCCGGCCCTTCGACGTGGAAGGGCTCATGGCGGATCTCGCGGTCGCGTGGGCCGCTGTGCCGGGCGTGGTCGAGGTGCTCTCCATCGAGGCGTCGGTCACCATCGAGGGCGTTGCCACTATTCAGGGCCAGCTCCAGATCATCACCGGCGAGACCGTCCCCGTGAAGGCCAGCGCGAACATCTACGAGGGCGACGTGTCGGCCGCGGTCGGCTTCGTGATCGGCTCTGGAGTCATCTTCGCATGACCACGTATGGACTCAGCGCCGCCGGCCTCATCGTCCCTCGACAGGCGGACTTTCTGGAGATCATCCAAGGCGAGTTCGACGCGCGGCTCACGGCGCTCGGCTTCACCCAGCTTCCCGACTACGATCACGACACCTTTGAGGGGGAGATCACCGAGATCATGGCCCAGCTGCTCGGGCAGCAGTCCGAGTACGATCAGGCGGTCTATGACGCGCGCAGCCCCGGGAACGCAACCGGGATCCAACTCGATAGTCTCGCGCTGATCGCGGGCGTAACCAGGAACGCCGCCACCTACGGCACCGCCACGGGCACGATCACCGGCACCGTCGGAACGATCATCGTCCAGGGCAAGCTCATCGAGTGGGGGGGAGACGCGGGGGATGCGCGGTGGGCGCTCACCGATGACATCACGATCCCCGCCAGCGGGACCATCACCTCGACGTGGCAGGCGGTGGAGAAGGGCGAGATCATCGCGACGACGGGCGACACGGTGACGATCGTAACCCCGGTGTCAGGGTGGACCTCGGTGTCCTTCGCCGCTGACGCGACCCCGGGCAACGAGCTGGAGACGGACGCCGCTCTGCGGGTTCGCCGGCAGCAGTCCCTCCAGCGCAGTGGAGCTCGCAACAGCGCGGCCCTCCTGGCGGCCCTCCTCGATCTGGACTTCGTCACAGGCGCCGTAGTGCTCACGAACCGCACCGCTGCCTCTGTCACCACCGACGGGATCACCCTCGACGCCTACACGGTGGGCTGTGTCGTCGCCCCTTCGACCATCACCACCGCGCAGAAGGCCGAGGTGGTCGCCGCCATATACGACAGCCTCGGGGTTACCGACGGCACTGGGGGCACAAACTCGGGCACGGTCACGAAGAGCGACGGGCGGGTGGAGACCATCTACTACAGCCTGGCGGCGAACAGCAACGTGACGGTGGACTTCACCCTGGCGATGGAATCCGGCTATGTGGCCGCGGACGTGGAGGACGCGCTGGAGGAGCTGGTGAGCGACTACTTCCTCACCCTCTCCGTTGGCGCAACGGTCTACCCCTCCCCCCTGATCGCTCTCGCCATGAGCCTCGACGGGATCGCGAACGTCAACGCGCTACTCCTCAATGGGGGCGCCTCCGCCGTCACCCACACCGCCGTCCAGCTCCCCGTCCTCTCTACCTTCTCGGTCGCCTGATGGAAGCCACCACCCAGATCGCCTACATCCCGGACCTGCCGGCGCGAACCGCCAAGCGGGTGCGGACGCCTTGGCGTGGGCCTCGGGTGGGCGCGCTGGTCGAGGCCCTCGCCTGTGGCGCTCAGGTCCATGAGGACCTCTGCCACGACCTCACCGCAGGTACGCTGCTCCCCGACGCGACCGGCAACGACCTGGACCAGTGGGGCGAGCTCGTGGGCGAGCAGCGGCTGGGGCTCTCGGACACGGAGTATCGGCCCTTCATCCAGGCCAGGATGCTCGTCAACCGGTGCACCGGCACGACTGAGGAGATGATGGAGATCCTCCGGGTCGCAGCTGGTCCCGATGTCCAGGTGTTCCACGAGCGCCAGCCCCCGATCGGCTGCATCCTGCTCATCGTCCGGCAGCAGTTCCTCACCGACGCCGCCATGCGGAGGATCGCCCGCCTGATCTCCGATGCCCGCCCGGCTTGGCGCGAGGTGGCGGTAATTGAGCACGTCTCCGGCGGGTTCGGGTGGGTGGATGCCGCCGACTTCCTCACCTCTGGATTCGGCGCGGGCTCCTTCTCCCGCGTCGTCCTCAACGGAGTCTGAACCATGGCCCCTCCCTCCACGCTTCCCACCTGGGACTCGAACGGCGCGAACCTCTCCACGCCGAACAGCTTCAACCTCGCGAACGGCTGGACGGATCAGCAGGCGCCGCCCTACCAGTGGATGAATTGGTGGATGTATTGGGTGAGCCAGTGGATGGGCCACATTTCCAGCACCGCATACACAAACCTGCAAACCGCACTGAACGCGCTATCAGTGGGGGATAGTGCTGCCGTCGACGAGTACGACGGCGATAAATTGCCGGGAAGCGTCGACGCCACGGCCGCTGTTGAGTCTGTGGGAAGCGGAATTGCCAGTGTAGATACAGACGGGGAAATCACCGTGTATCTGGAGATCACCACAGGGGTTGCGCGCGCGGTCAATTCGAGATGGGCAACTGGCACATTCGACACCACAGACCGGCTCGTCACCTACACGCTCACCAGCTACACGTCGGTTTCCCGTGTGATCCGAACGAATGGACAGTACACCGTGGTGGCCTACGACAACCACGCTGAGATCTTCAACGCGGTGACCGGGGCTTCGATCGCCGACATCGACCACGGCGCAGCGGTCTACGACATCTGCCTTGACGGCGTCCAGATGTACCTGGTTGGCGCGTCTGGCACCGGCACAAAGACGGTGCGCTGCATCACCCTGGCGACCGGTGCCAGCGTCTGGACCTACAATCATGGAGCAACCACCTATGCGTGCTGCACCGACGGCCGCCGCCTCTTCATTGCCGGCGCAGCCAGTGGCCACGCATCAACGTCCACCTGTCGCGCGCTGGAGGCTGCGACCGGAAATGATGCGGCAAACGAGGGCGGCACTGCGCAGTCGACCTGGGAAGACATATGGGATCAGGTGAACGCAAATCTCGTCAATCGTGGGCAAGTGATGGTGACGGATGGGGCGCGCCTGTGGGTCGCCTACGCAATCGCGGCATCAAATACGATCGAGCAGATCGGAACGGCTGCCGGAAATGTTCAGGCAAGCTTCGATCTGAAAGTGGCTGATTACTCTTCCTGTCTTGCGATTGATCATACCAGGCTGTTTTACGGATCGGATGATAGCTCCAGAGTGATTATATGTTTTGAAAAGGATTCGTTCCCAAACATTTGCTGGACGGACAAAGCTTCCGCTTCTGATTCATTCGTATCCATCTGTACTGACGGATTCGCGATCACGGTGGGCAGCTACGGCAACGGTAGCGGTGGAGACATTCACCGCCGGTATCGGCGCAATTGCCCGACGCGGATCCGAAAGGTGACCCCGGCGGACCAGTACAACCCATATCGCCTCGCCTTCATCGCGGCTGGAGAGTAGATGGCCACCCCCGAGCTGCTCAACTCATCCGGCCTCCTCTCGGTCGCCCTGATCCCAGAATGGGTGGACCAGGACCCGGTCTCCGCCGACGACATGGATGGCCCGCCGGCCACGGTCAACGCGGGCGTGGCCCTGTCCTCGGGCGCCTACTCGATCGAGGGCACCCCCAAGGCCATGTTCCACGTCTCCCCGAGAGGCGACCACGTCCACCGCAGGGAGGCCCTCGTCACGGTCGACACCTTCGACGCCGCGGCCACCTGGACCACGACCCTCGACGGCACCGC